ATTAAACCAATCAGAATCATGTTGATCAATTTTTTGCCCACCAATTTCTAATGATATATTATGAATAATTTTATGACCTATTTTATTTATCCACGCATATTTATAATTCGGATAATTACTATATATATATTCATATTTTTGTATTTTTAAATAAAAAAAGTGATCTATTATTCTTGATATAGTTTTAAAACTTGGTAGATCATAAAAATTAATTTGATATAAAAAATCAGCGGATGTTAAATAATCTGATTGCTTATAATTATAAAAAGTTTTTACTAAATCTATATTATAAACTAAAACGGTATTAAATCTATTATCTTGATATACATTATCTGTTAATATTTGATTATCATATGTGTTTCTTAAAATCATATATTCATTTAAAAAAATAAGAGTATTATATGTTGAATTATACGTTGTTTTTAAATTATTATATTCAGTAGATGTATAATATGAATTAGTAATATTTTTAATTTGATTAAATAAATTATTATAATTAATATTTTGATTTATATTTGAAATATAATTATTGATTTCAATATAAAATTTATATATATATTTTAATATAATTTTATATTCATTATACTGTTTTTTTAAATTATTTATTTCTATTTGATCTACTTCATTATAATCTGAAATATAATTTGGATTTGACAAATATACTTTTGGTAAAACAATTTTTAAATACATTTTATTAACTAAATCACCAACTTTATCAAGAGTACAAGATATTATATTACCAAAATTTTTAATTCCACTGAAATCTTGTTCAATGTTTTCTATTGCAAAATTAGTATGTCTACGATACACTAATTTAAAAAATGTTATTTGAGGCATTCCAGTTAAAAATACATCTGCAGTACCATATGCGACTATTTGAATTAACCCTCCGGCCATTATTATAATATATATTAGAATATTATAATAACAAATTGTTATATATTAAATCATTAAATTGAAGGAATAAATTCCCAATTTAAATGATTACATATTTTTTTCCATATATTTATATCCATATCTTTTATTTTTTGATCTGATTTTAATAAATGTATAAATGGTAATATAAAATCTAATTCTAATAATTCACACAACTTATATATAATATATGAATAACTAATTAAATTTTTTCGAATATCTGGTTTATATATTTTAAATGGTTCTTGAACATCTCTAAACATTTGTCGTAATTTTTCTTCCTGTTTTCTGGTTAATTGTGGCGGTTCTTTTCCAGTAGTTTTAAAAATAATATATGGAATATCATCGTAATATTTATTTAAACCTAATTTTGATAATATTTCTCTCATTTGAGAAGGAGTAATATTTTTAATATTTTCATTTGTATGATATTTATTAATTTCTTTTGTAATATTATTACATAATTCTGTTGATAAATCAATTACTTCTTTTCCTTGAATTTTATTTAACCAATCATTAAAATGTACCATTGTTTTATATGCAACATATGTTTTTGTATCATTTGATTCTTCTTTATAATTTGGAATATCACTTTCTACTAAAATCATTTGACTTTCTCCACATATTTTACATACCATTAATCCATTATGTAAATCTAATATCATTTCATCTTTACAATTACTACACATTTTTGAAATTTTATCAAATTTATTTTTTTTTCCATTACCTTTTGTAATTGTTTCTTTATCGACTTTTGATAAATATTGATTTAATAAATTAAATTTATCTTTTGAATCATCCTCATAATCCATTAAAATATTAAATGTATCATGAAGATAATCATATTCATCGTATAATGATAATTGTTGTATTTTTGATTTTATATCTGTTATTTTTAAATTAATATTATTTTTATCGGAAATATTAGTGGTAATTATCAATTTATCATCTAAAAAAGATAATTCTGTATTTAATTCATCTATTCTTTTTTTTTTATTTTCTAATTCGGATGTAATTTCTTCATGTCTAGTTGCAAGATTTGATTTAGCATGTGTTTTTTTTAAAGATTGTAAGATTGAATGATACTTTGAATTCTTTTTTTTAAACATGTATATAATAATAAATTATGGTTTACTTTTAAATTAAAAAAAATAGTATAGTTTTAATTAATTTAATTAATTTGATTCTGGAAATTTTTTTTCTATAATATAATTATATATATAATGGGTGGAGGTTTAATGCAATTAGTCGCTTACGGCGCTCAAGATGTTTACCTAAACTGTTGGGTAGAAAAGCAGGCTGCTTAAGAATCAGATATATAGATTCTTAGGATAAAATCAGTTAGTGATATATATCTATTTGATGTTCCCATCATCAAATATTCACACCTGCTAGTTAATGATTACAATGAAAAAGATAAATTAAAAATTTTAAATTATAAAATGAATAAAAAATAATTAGCAACACTTTCAAATTCAGGCGAACTCATAAAGCCGCCCTGTACCAAGTTAAGTAAGAAATTATTTAATGGCCAAGAATAGCAACCTTGGGTATGGTAATAAGCAGGCGGATGTAGATAAAAATGTATAATAAAAATCTTAAATTGATAAGCACTGAGCCAAGTCCTAAAGATCGTTAAGCAAGATCAATGGATGCAGTCCAGAGACTAGATGTAAGTGGGTCTGAGAGAATTAGCAATTCTCTATGAAGGCTTAAGGTATAGTCCATCCCCATAACGAAAGTATGGGAACCGATGTACAGGTAATCCTCAAATCACTTTTGAATAAAGAGTTGAAAAGCAACGCGCTCTAACTATATGGATATGTTAGGGATAACCCGTTTAGTTTTCCATTTCATGTTGTCATCCCACAATATGAAAAAACTGTTGCTAGTGAGAATATATGAGTATAATGAAATAAATATTCTTGCGACATTGTCAAATTGTTCTGGAAAGTCCTAAAGCTTCTATTACCAAATTAAGGTAGAAATACACTTAGTGGCCAAGAGTAAAAACTTGGGTATGGTGAAAATATAGAAGATGTTGTAGTAATACATAAATGGGCAATCAGCAGCCAAGTCCTAACTTATAAATTATAAAATATTAATATAAGAGTTTGTATATTGTTAAAGTATATAAAATGGGTATAATATATAAAATTACTAATAAAATAAATAATAAAGCATATATTGGTCAAACAACTAGAACCATCGAAAAAAGATGGAAAGAACATTGTAAAGAAAATAGTTGTATGATATTAAGTAGTGCTATAAAAAAATATTCACCTGAAAATTTTGAAATATCTATTATAGAAGAAGTTGATAATGATCAATTAGATATATTAGAAACTAAACATATAAAAGATTTTGATACATTATTTCCAAATGGTTATAATATTCAAACAGGTGGAAACAAAGGTAAACAACATTGTGAAGCAAGTAGAGAAAAAATGAGACAAGCAAAATTAGGAGATAAAAATCATAATTTTGGTAAACCAAGAACTGATGAAACAAAGAAAAAAATTAGCTTAGCTAAACAAGGCGAAAAACATCATTTTTTTGGAAAAGAATTGTCTTATGAACATAAATTAAATTTAAGTAAAGCTCACAAAACATCAGATTTACCGATGTATTTAGTATATTTAAAAGCACGACCGAAAGTATATCAATACGAAGGTTATGCAGTAACAAATCACCCCAATGGTAAAAATAAACATTTTACCAGTAAAACTTTAACATTAGAAGAAAAATATAAACTTGGAATTAATTATTTAAATGAACTTAATAATTTATAATATGGATGCAGTTCAACGACTAGATGGCAATGGGTTAAATTTTAATAAAATATTAGAAAAATTTAGCTTAAGGTATAGTCTAGCCCCCTAGGGAAACTTAGGGGTACTCGCGTTTTCAAGGTCGTCTATAGACGCCATACAAACTTTGCAATGGAATCAATCGAACAAACCTTCAATGGAACCGGTGATTTCGGACGTAAAGTACAATGCCCCGTAGTACGTAATGGGGATTTAATAACAAAAATGTATCTCAGAGTAGCAATAAAAGCTGGAGATTCAACAGCAATTACTGGAAATTGGAAGAATGTTCAATGGGCATGGGTTACATCACTTGGCCATGCATTAATCGATAACGTTGAATTAGAAATCGGTG